AGCGAATAGAACACAAAAACGGAAATCGTATTGTGTTCCAATCGCTTGAAAATCCCCAAGTGGCACGTGAAAGGGTGCAATCTTACGTTGCTCATTTTGTATGGGTGGATGAGATGCCTTCTACAGTGAGTATTATAAATGAGCTTCTCATGCGTCTTCAATCAAAGCAAGGCTATTTTGTAGCAAGCTTTACGCCTCTTGTCTACAATCAAGACATACGTAAGATGGTGGATGAGGTTCCTGAAGATATTGGCCGGAAATATAAATTTAAGATGTTTGACAATCCCCTTTATGCCGACCCGGAAAGGCAGCGTCAAGTGTTATCAAGCTATGCCCACCTTACAGAGATGGAGCTTAATTGCCGTCTTTATGGAGATTGGATGGATGCTGAATCATCCGTTTGGCACATTGACAGAGAAGCCATGATGGGGCTACCACCAGGGTATAGCCCCTCGTGGCGGCATGTCGAATCTTCTGACCCTGCCGTATCATCTAAGTTTGGCCTTACAGTGTGGGCCGAAAATCCAGACACTTCCCAGTGGTGGTGTGTTAAAGATGAGTATATAGAAGGAATAGCTGCTCCCGACGATATTGTAAAAGAAGTGATAAAAAGGACATCAGGCCTAAACATCGTAAGGCGTATATGTGACCCCCATGAAAGCTGGTATTTGGGGCAAGCTAACAAGGCTGGCCTTATATACATCTGCCCTAAAAAAGATGGCCGTAAGCACGACATGATAAAAGCATTGCAACACTCCCTATCTTCTGGTAGATTGAAGATTGCTCATTGGTGTACAAGGATTGTTGAAGAGCTTGAAGGCGCACAGTGGAAACAGTCAGATAGCGGAACGCCCAAGATACAAGGAGCTAATCGCTACCATCTTGCAGACACAGCTTGCTATTTCAACGATTTGATTCCTGCTCCACAAAAAGATTATGTTCCTCAAGATTGGCAGCAAGCCATAAGACAGCATACAGAAAAGACAAGAGAAAGAAAAATGCTTTCACAGAAAGCTAAGGTGGGAAGGAGAAAAAGATGGATATTGCGATAGTGGCAAGCATTGTGTTTCCAACATTAATTGTAGCTCTTTGCGTTATGTTATATGCTAACATAAAGATGCATAGAAGAATGAAAAGGGTGAGGCAGCTTGCCCTAAGACAAGCAACAAGAACAAGGCCGGGAAGACGAAAGCTATATGTCGTCAAAAAAGGAGAATAATAGATGGCAAGAATCGTAAGATGGAATGAAGAGCAAGCTAAAAAAGAATTGGCTAGAAGGCTCAAATATTCCAAAGAGCAGCGCACTAGGCTTGAATACGAATGGGATAATAATGAAGCTACAGTGATGAATGCGGCAGGCGAAGTGAGTAGGCTTTCTATGAACATCGACTGGAACAATGGCGCTGTGGTAGAAGAAGCCGATGGCTCTGATAGTGATATTGGGGTTAATTATGCATTTAAGAATTTTAGATTTATTCATAGCCAGCTATGTGCCAACCCTCCTACAGTGATTCCTCGTCCTACATCCTCCGACCTTTCTGATAGGCGTAAGGCTGATGCAGCAGACAGGCTTATTCGTTATGCCATGCGTAGCTACAAGCTTCCAGAAGTGTTTGCCCAAGCTTCTTATTTTGCCCTTTTGTTTGGCACATCTTTCATTAAAACAATCTGGGACGTAGACGGCGGCGAGCCAATCGACTTCGATGAGCAGACAGAAGAGCTTACAATGGAAGGAGATGCATGCTTTAAAACAATCTCTCCTAAAAACGTATTCCTCGACCCAGATGCTACACGCTGGAGTGAGGTGAAGTATGTCATAGAAAAAATTCTAATGCCATATGAAGAAGCTCAATATAGATTTCCAGAAAAGCTAGATGAACTAGAGCAGGCTAGGAAAAAACAATCTGCCTATCAGCAAGATGAAACCCCTGCTAATTATGATAGTGCATTTAAAACAGCGCCATACGATGTTGTCGAAGTGTATGAGTATTGGGAAAAAGGACTTCCCTATAATGGCATGATAGGAAGGCATTGTTATTTTCTAGAAGATGGCTGCCTTCTCACTCCTGTCGGCCCATCTCCTTTTAGATTTTCTGCTCCTAAAGACAGAGGGCTATCCTCCCCGGAAGATGCATTTGAAGAAGAAAAAGAGCTTATGGCTACAGCTCATCTTCCCTACCACATTCTAACAGACATTGACGTTGGAGGAGCTGTATGGGGAAGAAGCTTTATTGCCTATGAAACCCCTCTTCAAGCTACATATAATAGAATATTATCTTCTCTTTTAGATTGTGTGCAGGCACACGGCGTAACACGTGTCCTCTTGCCAGAAGGAGCAGAGATAGCTGACGAGGCTATAACAAATTCTCCTTGGGATATTATTAGGTTTACAGGAAATCAGCAGCCTAGCTTTATGGAGCCTATGCCATTTCCCGCAGCAGCAGGAGATTTATTGCAGCTTGTAAAGCAAGGCGGCGATGATATGGCGGCTGTCAATGAGAGTATGTTTGGTCAGCAATCAAGGGAGCAATCTGGCTTTTCAATGCAATATGCCACAAACCAAGGAAACATGATACGCCGCAGGCTATTTGATAAATATGTAACGCTTGTTGAAGATGTATACAAATCCTATCTAAACATAATCAGAAAGCATTGGACAGAGCCAAGAACAATTCAGGTGCTGGGTAAGGAAAAAGCTTTTGAATCTGTTGACCTTCAAGGAGCAGACATCAACGGAGGCTTTGACCTTATTGTAGAATATGGAGCTTCCCTCTCGCTCGACCCAACGTCAAGAAGGCAAGAACTGCTACAGCTATTTCCTTTGTTCCAGCAAGCAGAAACCGACCCGGCAGCTAAAAAGCTTTTAAGCATGCTTAAGCTAAATGAGCTAGAAGGAATGTATGACAGGATACAGCTAGCAGCAGATAGGCAGCGTGAAATATTTGAAGAGATGATAGCTACAGATAGATATATTGGCCCAGAAGAATCTGAAGATGATATTAACATGCTTTCTTGGGCAGCAGATTATAGGATGTCTGCTGAGTTTAAGTATTTAAGAAAAGAGCACCAAGCTCTCATCTTACGGCACATACAAGAAAGAGGCCAAAGGGTGGCACAAGCATCAGGCGGCGGCATGCCCCAAGCAGGCGGCGCTCCTCAAGGCGGCGCTCCTGGCGAGCTTCCAACAGTTCCGGGGGGAGCCCCTATGGATGTAGCAGCTTCTCCTGCAACAATGTTAAACAAATAAAAATTTCCTCTAGACAATCCCTCCTCTCTAAGATATATTTCTAGGGAAGGAGGGAAATACATGAAAGTGAAATATCAACTACTAGCAAACGACGCAAAATGTCCTTTTCGTGCATCTGACAGTGCGGCAGGATGGGATTTATTTTGCACACATTATGAAGTGGAAGGCAGTCATTTTCTCTATCACACAGGGGTGGCTGTTGAAATTCCAGAAGGGTATGCAGGATTTATATTTCCAAGAAGCTCTGTGTACAAGACAGGCATGTCTCTTTCTAATTGTGTAGGGGTGATTGACTCCGACTACCGTGGTGAGATAATGCTTCGTTATAGAATTGATGTTCCTAGAGATTATAATGCCTATCAAAAAGGAGATAGGTGTGGCCAGCTTGTTGTTATGCCTGTAGCAAATATCACGTTTGAATTAGTGGACGAGCTATCTGATACAAAAAGAGGCGGCGGCGGCTTTGGCTCCACTGGCAAATAATATGTCAAAAGACGATAAGTATCGTGAAAAAAATAAGACAATTCGCCAATTAAAATCACAAGTACGTCACTTAAGAAAAGAATTGAAATTGGCGCATTCAGAATTAGCTCTCCTGCACACGCTGTGGGAAAAAGACCTAATAGAGCTAGCAAAAAATCAAAGAAAAGAAGATATAAATAAAAAACGTCAGCCCATATGCCCTGAATGTGGCAACCCGACGCTGGACATCACTAGCGTCGGGATATGGAATCTAAGTAGATGTATTTCTTGTGACTTTTTTGATAGGAAGCAAATAGATGAAAATTGACACTCCCTGGGGACCTTTAGGATATATTGTATACAAAAGAACATATGCTAGGCCACTAGCTTCTGGAAAGACAGAAGAATTTGAGCAAACAATAGAAAGAATTGTAGAAGCTTCAGACAATCAGCTATCTTGTGGATTTAGTGAGGAAGAGAAAAAAGAGCTGTCCTCCCATCTTCTTTCTTTAAAATGCTCTGTAGCTGGAAGGTTTTTATGGCAGCTTGGAACAAAGACAGTGGATAGGCTAGGGCTTTTGTCTTTGCAAAACTGCGCTGCTGTTGTTGTCGACCATCCCATACGTCCTTTCACTTGGGCTATGGATGCTCTTATGCTAGGCTCTGGCGTAGGCTATAACATAC